GTAATGACCCCGAAGAATTTATTGTGGCTTGTGAATTTGACTACGCTTCAGATTCAGTCTACAAAATCAAAGAGATACCTGGTAAGGGTAAAGAAATTAGAAAAGACACTTTTATTCCTTTTTGTTGGGTTGGAGACCTTAAAGGTTTGAACTTTTATGGTAACTCAAAAGGGGCTCAGAAAGAAGCTATGACAAATCACGGTATTGTGATTGAGAAACTTCAAACCCATGGTGATGAACGTATGGAGAATGGGCTTACCTATATGGTTAAGTCACTGAAAGGTTACAGACACCTAATTCAGTTTTTCCGTGATGGTGGTGCAGACCCTTGGGGAGAAAAGTTCAAAGATAAGATTATGATTCTACCTCCTGTAGAACAATATTTTATTTCCAAAGAAAAACGTTTGTTCAAAGGTTATGAGGATTATGATGACGTAACCCGATTGGTATATGACTTGGAAACGACCTCACTTGAACCAAAGCACGGTCGTATATTCATGATAGGTATTAGAACCAATAAAGGTTTTAATAGAATTATTGAGTGTATTAATGAGGAAGATGAAAAGAAAGGAATATTAGAGTTCTTCAGCGTAATTAACGAATTAAAGCCAAGTATCATCGGTGGTTACAACTCCGCAAACTTTGACTGGTATTGGATATTTGAACGTTGTAAAATATTGGGTATTGATATCAGAAAGGCGTGTCGTTCATTACACCCTCAACATTCAATAACTCAAAAGAAGACAATTCTTAAACTCGCGAATGAAGTAGAAGACTTTATGCAAACTTCCATTTGGGGTTACAATGTAATTGATATTATTCACGCGGTTCGTAGAGCACAGGCAATTAACTCATCAATCAAATCTGCGGGTTTGAAATACATTGCAGAATTTATCAATGTGAAAGAAGAGGACCGTGTATACATTGGTCATGACAGTATCGGTAAGATGTATACCGAAAACCAAGAGTATTGGTTGAATATTAAAAATGGTGAGTATAGAAAAAAGGGTGACTTTGTTGATTTGGATATAAAGTTTCCTGATACATATATTCTCACAACAGGTTCTGAAATTGTTGAACGATACCTCCAAGATGATTTGGAAGAAACTTTAAAAGTTGATAAGGAATTCAACCAAGGTTCATTCCTTCTTGCATCAATGATTCCAACAACATATGAAAGGGTATCTACCATGGGTACCGCCACTCTTTGGAAAATGTTAATGTTGGCTTGGAGTTACAAACACAATTTGGCAATTCCCGCAAAACAAGGTAAAACAGACTTTGTTGGTGGATTATCACGACTACTTAAAGTAGGATATTCAAAAGACGTACTCAAACTTGACTTTTCGTCACTATACCCTTCCATTCAGTTGGTGCACGATGTGTTCCCCCAATGTGACGTGACAGGTGCGATGAAAGGAATGTTGAAGTATTTCCGTGACACTCGTATCAAATACAAAGAGTTGGCTGAGGATTGTTATACTACCGACCCAAACAAAGCGGCGACCTATAATAACAAACAGTTACCGATTAAAATCTTTATCAACTCCATGTTTGGTGCACTCTCCGCACCTCAAGTATATGCGTGGGGCGACATGTATATGGGTGAACAGATTACTTGTACGGGTAGACAATATCTCCGTCAGATGATTAAGTTCTTTATGTCTCGTGGATACACCCCCCTTGTAATGGATACGGATGGTGTGAACTTCTCACTTGCTGAGGGTGCTAATGAAAGAAAGTATGTTGGTCGTGGACTGAACTGGAAAGTAAAAGAAGGTAAGGTTTATGAAGGTGCGGAAGCGGATGTTGCCGAATACAATGACATCTTCATGAGAGGTGAGATGGCTCTTGATACGGACGGTGTATGGCCGAGCTGTATTAACCTTGCCCGTAAGAACTACGCAGTTATGGATTACAAGGGTAAGATTAAACTTACAGGTAACTCCATTAAGTCAAAGAAACTACCCGGTTACATTGAGAAGTTCTTGGACAAGGGAGTTAAGATGTTGTTAGAGGGTAAGGGTCAGGAGTTTGTTGAATACTACTATGAATATATTCAGAAGATTTACGACAAACAAATCCCACTTGCTCAGATTGCTCAAAGGGCTAAAGTGAAACAAACACTATCTGATTACAAATATCGTTGTACACAGACCACCAAAGCGGGTTCCTTGATGGCAAGACAAGCTCACATGGAGTTGGCTCTTCACCACAAGATGAACGTAAACTTGGGGGACGTTATTATGTATGTTAACAACGGTCAGAAAGCATCTCATGGTGATGTTCAAAAAGTTAACAAACTAAAGAGTGGTTGGAGAAACGAAGATTTGGAGTATTATGTTTTGAATAATGGTACAGAACCTAACGAGTCTATGACATCTATGATTAGGTTAAATTGTTATATTCTCAGTCCTGATGATTTGGAAAACAATCCTGACTTGACAGGTGAGTATAATGTACCAAGGGCAATCACTACATTCAACAAACGTATTGAACCTTTGATGGTGTGTTTCAAACAAGATGTTCGTAATGAGTTAATTGTTGATGACCCAAGTAAACGTGGTATTTTCACCAAGGCTCAGTGTGAGCTCATTAATGGTTTACCTATGGGACCTGGTGACCAAGATGAACTTGATGAGGTTATGAGTATGTCGGAAGGTGAAGTTTCTTATTGGAATAAACGAGGTTTATCCCCAAATTATATGTATGATTTGGCAGAAGAAGGTTGGGAGCAGTATATTTACAGTTATGAAACTGAAACACATAGTTGACTTTAGTGTTAACAATCCTGACGCTGAATTTTGGATAATTCGTAAAGGTGGTGAAACCACGGTTGGTAAACCCACTCGTGAGTTTTCACCTGAACATATCGGTGTGACCATTACCCGTCCTGACTTGGTTTTGGCCGACTATCTTTACTATGTGTTTGAATATCTTGCAAGCCAAGGTAAGATTGCCGAGTTATCTCACGGAACAACCAATTTGAAAAATATTAGAATTAGTGATTTGGAGAATATTTCTATTACGAATTCTTAAGACCGTCAGATGATATAATATACCAAGTACCTGCACAGAATCTAAATTCAACACAGGCTCCACGACCTATAACAAGTTCGTCAAATTCTTCATCAATCCATCCTCGGTCGGGAACAATTGTTACATTTGTCATTGCTTTAATCACAGTATGGTCTGTGGTTATTGCATTTAACTTAACTTTACATTGGTCAATACCTCGTATTACGATACAGGCCTCACCATTTGTTTCATAAAATGATTCACTGACAACGGATACTTCTGAAGTTGTAATTAATTTTCCGTTAATTACTCTTTGCGCTGGTGTACTTTTTATAATAGACATAAATTATATTACATATATTTGTCTTGGTGCCGCACGGAATTTCATTTGTTTATTAAGATTTTCTGCAATTTCAGCTTCCTTCTTCATTTGGTTTTCAGGACGCAGTCTTTCTAATCTTAATTTCAATTCTTCCTCTAATTTTGTTTTTTCATCTTTAGCTTCTGTTAATAAGGATTGGTAATCCATAACAATTTCTGTGTCAGGAGTTTTTAAGTTTCCACTATATTTTCCTCTAACACGAGCTAAAGTTTCTTTAGCATATGCGGTAAACCAACGTCTAACCCACTGTTGAGCGGGTGCATTTAACTCTTCCCATGTCAAGTCTTGAATGGGAACATCTGAAGGTAATTTAATAACGTCAGGATTGTCTCTTAAACAATCTGCCCTACTATCAGGTGTTGTTTCGTAATACCAATACCACACGGCTTTACCGGCATATAGTGAGTAGTTATTCCAATTGAATCTTCCTCCTGGGGTATTGTATAAGTGAATTAATCTCTTACCATCAGGTAAACCTGTGATACGATAAGTTAATGAACCACCCAAAATTCTATTCAAAATGTTTGCTTCTTGTGCTCTTAATAGATAATCAAAACCACTCATCATAAAGTATGAACCAACATTACCAAACTGAGCATAACCAGCTTGAGATGCACCTAATCCAACGCCACCAAATCCACCACCTATACCACCAAACAAGGCCAAACTTTGTGAAGATTGGTTTGAGAACCATAATAGTTCATTAACTTCCCTACCCGCAGGAATCTCATAGGTTTGTGTATTAGCACTTAAAATGAAATAATCCTTCTTTAAAACCCAAGGACCTTTTGTTTGTAATCCAACAATTTTTGAATATGAATACGAAAATTGGTCTTCTAAATTCATGGTACGAGTAATCAAAGCTTGCGCAACTGATTTTTCACTCATGTTCAAGTTAACTAAGTTAACCCAATTAGATTCAATTAACCAATCAAGGGTATATTGTTCATAATCTTGAACAGACAGTTCCATTAAGGAATCTAACATTTCATCCTCAAGTTCTACACTTCTAAGGGGAGCACCTAATTGGTGTTTAATCCTTGTATAGATTTTACTTCTTTCTGGTTCGGGTATTACTGGCATACCTATAAATACTTTAAAATTACTTAATGTGGTATAATAAGTCGTTCTTGTCAAATACATACTGACCAAGAACTATTTCAGGTCGGTTTCTAAAGACTAAAACATTTTTACCACGAATAAAAACCATCCAATCAACTTTATATTTGTCAATTTCTCCTGTTTTTGTGACAACTAACTTTTCATCCTCGGGAATAAGTTCATCAAAACCTTTTACCTGTGCGGTAATTTTTCTTCCTTTGTGGACGATTTCTAAATCAATTTTTTTATAAGCGTCTTTCTCTTTACCCGCACCTGCAGCAATTTCAACAGTAGTTTCAGGTAATTTAGTTTCCAAAACTTTTTTTGCCATCTCTTCTCTCTTGATTCCGATGGAATCTTTTTCCTTAAGAGTTGCCATAATATTCTTAAATGTGTACGATGTTTTAGAGAAAATTCTATCTTGGAACTTTTCAATGTAGTTACACATTCTCTTCATTTCAGTAATCTGTTCGGCAGGAGTTTTCAATTCAAAAGATATTGGTTCTTGACCCATCTGACCTTGAATGACTTTATTCAAATCATTAACCACGATACAGAAAACCGAGTAGTTTGTGTTCATATAGTTAATAACTGAACGACCTGGTTTTTCCAAATTATAAACACCGGGTATTTCACCATCTTCTCTTTTGGTGTGATACTTGTCAGCAAAAACTTTTTGATGGACTTTGATGATTGTGTTTTTGTAAATGTTTCTTGCGTTTTTGTTTACGTTGAATAAAACACGATAAGTTTCAATATCGTCTCTTGAACATCCCTCGGATTTTGCTTCTTTCAAAAGTTCCCCCATTTCTACGGATTCTAATAATGATGTTTCAGTTTTCATTTTGTACAAGTTAGTGACAAAATCCCAATTAATCACAGACCAAAAGTTTTTTACATACTCATCTCTCTTATTTTTGTATTTGAGATAATAGGCGTGTTCCCAAACATCCAACCCCAATAATGGATAACCCCCACCTTCAATGATGTTCATCAGTGGGTTGTCTTGGTTTGGGGTAGACATAATTTTAAGGGTTCCCTTGTTGGTTAACACCAACCACACCCAACCTGAACCGAATCTTTCTTTAGCAACAGTTTCAAATTGTTGTTTGAATTTTTCATAGGTACCAAAGTCTTTCTTGATAATATCTTCCAGCTCTTTGGTAATCTTCATTTGTTTTGGTGTTAACATGTTCCAAAACAAAGCGTGGTTAAAGGCACCACCTGCGTTATCTCTAATACCTTTTGGGTAACGAGAAATGTTTCTGATTATTTTTTCAAGGTCTTGGTCACCTTTTCTTTTTTTCAGTAATTGATTTAATTTGTTAACGTAACCCTTGTAATGTTTGTTGTAATGAACATCCATTGTTTCGGGGTCAATAAATCTACTGATGGCTGAATAGGCGTACGGAAGTTTCTCAATTCCGATTTTTTTCATTTCTTTGATTAGAACTTTAACCTCTTCTTTTTTTTGTTCGTGTAGAATCTTCTTTTCAAGTTTTTCTACTGATTCTTGTAATTGTTGCATTGTAAGGTATTTCTTTATAAATAATAGAAAGAACCCATTTTACCTTCTTTGACTTATACTCTTTAGAATTTCTTCCACAATATTTGTATCATCCTGTTGAATATCACCCATTACCGTTCCGATAATCCGCTTTTTAACATTTAAAATATCGTAAATAATTCCTTCAATTGTATTGTCAAAAATTGGATAATACACCAAGACATTGTTTTTTTGTCCATATCTGTATGCTCTATCTTCAGCTTGAGAGTGGTCTGATGGAAGGAATGAAAGGTCATTCATAATAACCGCCTCACCTGATGTTAAGGTAATACCCACACCCGCAGCTTTGATGTTGCCAACAAAAACTTTAACCTTTTCATCTTCTTGGAATCTATCCACAGAATCTTGTCTTTGTATCTTGGACATTTGTCCATCAAGTCTAACTGCAGATTTTCCAAAGTGTTCAACAATGGTTTCCAAAGATTTGGTAAAGTTACAAAAAATAATAACTTTTTTTCCTTGTTCTATAATGTTCTCGGCAATTTCAATTGTATGTTGAGTCTTCTCCTCGGCAATCACCTGTCTTACCTCGGTCAATTTGGTAAACTGAATTGAAAGGTTTTTACTTTCTTCAGGGTTTTTTTCGTACCAATTATAATAGTCACCCATAACTTCCTCGTATTTTTTTGAACGAAGTCTAAGGTAAACTGGTGTTATGATTTTATCGGGTAAATCCAACACGTCTTCTTTTAATCTTCTTAAAACGGTTGATGAGGTTCTGTCCCTCAATTCTTCCAAATGCGATGCCCCCATCACATTCCATACTTTTCTATTTCCAACTTTGAATTGGTAACCTGAGCAATAACGAACCACGTAAGCCATCCAATTCTTTGCCACGGGTGAATCCACCAATGACAATAGATTGAAGTAATTAATGGGTCGTGAGGTCATAGGAGTACCCGTTAACAACCATAGTCTATCCACGTTCTTAACCAAATCATTAATTAGTTTGGTTCTTTGAGCTTGGACGTTTTGAACATAGTGAGCTTCATCAATAATAACCAAATCAAACTTTGATTTAAAAATTAAAGATTTCTCGTTGTCTTTTGTATCGTGAAAATTCTTGATGATGTCGTAGTTCATTATCAAAATGTCGTGATTCTCAGAAAAGTTCTTACCATCACAAACATAACTCGTCTTATCAGAATACAGTAGGAATTCTCTTTGCCAGTTAATTTTAAGAGTTGCCGGACAAATAATTAAAATCTTTTTTGCCCCCGTCTCCAACGCTGCGATGATTGTTTATGTGGTTTTACCCAAACCCATATCATCCGCCAAGATATACTTCTTATTTTTTAAGAGTTCTTCAATAGCAACCTTTTGGTGGTCCAACGGAGGACGGTGTGAATACTTGGAATAATCAATTTCTTTAATTTCAACTTTATTGTCTTTAATCAAAGATGCTTTGGGAATCCAAAAATCGGTAAATGAATCGGCCTCAAAAAACTTACCCCACACATGATATGCTTTGTCTTTTTCAGCCAAGAGTTTTTCAACCCAAATCCTTTCAGGAATCTGAAGAAGAAATTTGTCGTTGGCAAGTTTGTTTGCAAAGTACGAATCAAGGACAACCCACTTTTTCGCAACCTTGGGGGTCTTGTCTTTGTTGGTTAAAATATATTCCGACTGAGCCCTTGTTGGATAAAACTTAGGATTTAATTGGAGTTTGTGTTTTAGGTTAATAATATAGTTATTTGCACCCTCATAACTTTCAAGTGCGGTAATTGCTTTGGATTCTATTGTAAGACTAATTCCCATCTCGTATTTATTGGTACGTAGGTTTATACACAAACATATTAAATATAATAAATAAGAATGTATTTATCAATATATGTCAGATAAGTTAGTCCCTATTACAAGATTAGGTAAATTCTTTGGTGGTGAAGATTACTCTTTGGATGTTGCCATGGGTTCGGAATGGCTTGAGGGTGACATGAATTTTACGGTTATTCTCTATAGAATAGATAGATATAAAACTCTACAGGACGATGTATATGGAGAGGTACCCGAAGGAGGTATCCAATTTCTTGCTCCTGTAGAAATTAAAGGATTGGTTCAAATCTTAGCTCCTACAGCACAAAAGTTAGGTACAAGTAGAATTGAACAAAATGAACCAGGTAATATGAAGTTTTCTATTTACCAATCTTATTTGGATGAACTACAAGTTGAAATTCAAATGGGGGATTACTTGGGTTATTATGAAACTGAAAGTAAAGTTAGATACTATTCAGTAGCCGATGACGGAAGGGTCGTTTCAGACAATCGTCATACTTATGGAGGTTATAAACCATTTTACAGGACTATTATTGCAACACCTGTAAGTCAAAATGAATTCTTTGGTACGTAATGGCATTTCCAAAACAAATTAAAACGAATATTAATTTAGTTCCATCAAAAACTCTTTCGGCAAGGAGAGAACAATTATTGGAGTTTATCAACAAAGACGGAACCTATCTTCCTCAAAGTGTTTTACATGCTGATTTGGATTTAGGTATGTTGGAGTTTGTAAAGACGGAATTGAAAACTACCGTATCGGGAAAAGATATTAATGTTGTTGACAAGATTATAACTAATCAAAGATGGTCTCAATTCACAGAAACTTGGAATTTTAAAGACCCTGACTTTAACGTACAACTCCCGTTTATTACGGTGGTTCGTCAACCTGAAGTAAAATACGGAACTAACCCTTCAACCCAATACACTATTCCAAATAGAAAACAATTTTATTATGCAACGGTTCCTACTTGGAATGGAAACCAAAAAGGGTTTGATGTTTATACAATTCCACAACCTGTTCCTGTTGATTTAAATTTTCAAGTAAAAATTATGTGTAACAGAATGAGAGAGTTGAATACATTTAACAAAAATGTTCTTCAAACTTTTTCATCTCGTCAGGCATATACTTTTATTAAAGGTCAGTATGTTCCAATCATTATGAATAACATAACTGATGAGTCGGTAACTGAAATTGAGAGAAGACAATATTATATTCAAAGTTACGACTTCACTATGTTGGGATACTTAATTGATGAAGAAGAATTTGAAGTAAAACCTGCAGTGGCTCGTGTTGTTCAATTATTTGAGACCGATGTTAATGTTGCTAAGGGTAGAAGAGCCGAAATATTTCCACCAAACCCTAACGAATTTGAATATCGTTTATTTTACACTTCGGGTAACACAACCTTGATTGATAACCAAGTTGATTACAGAATTAATTTAAGTTTGGTATCAACAAACAACGTTAGTAGTTGGGATGTTACAATTAATGGAGATTTTTATGGAAGTAATTTAGATACCATTCAATTGAATACTGGTGACATTTTACAGGTGGATATTACGAAAGATAATGTGGGTGAAGAGGCGTTAATTTTATACAACGCCAAACTAGTTTAATCCTCTCCGTAAATGTCTTTTTTCACTTGGCAATTGTCGTAGATGAGTTTTTCAACAAATTTATGAATTTTTAAACCTTTATCCTCACAATACTTTTTTAATACAGTATGTGCCTTTTCAGATATTTTTAGGTTCTTGATATTGTCATGGTTAGTTTTCATAAAGTATGAAAAAAGGTAGAAAAAAATCTGCCAGTTTATTAATACATATTTAAAAGTCAAGTTTTTTGTATTTGAAATGAATATTTATCTATAAAATAAAACCGCACAAGAAAAAATTAATCAATGGCAACAGCACAAGCTAATCAGAAAGTATTTGTATCTCCAGGTGTTTACACTTCGGAAACCGATTTGTCTTTCGTAGCCCAAAGCGTAGGTGTAACTACTTTGGGTCTAGTTGGTGAAACATTAAAGGGTCCAGCATTTGAACCTATTTTTATAACCAACTTTGACGAATTTCAAACATTCTTCGGAGGTACCGTTCCTGAAAAATTCATTGGAACGCAAATCCCTAAATATGAAGCCGCATATATTGCAAAGGCATATCTACAACAATCTAACCAATTATTCGTAACAAGAGTTCTTGGTTTATCAGGTTATGATGCGGGTCCTTCTTGGTCTATTAGAGTGACCGCTAACGTAGATGGTACGACAATCGGGGTAGATACGGATGTTGTAGCATTAGACTTTACTGCAGTAGTAACTGGTAACACAGGTGTTAGTAATGTTTTAAACTTTACAACTCCATTACCTGACGTTATTGCTGACAATCTTAACATTCAATACTTGTTAAACAATGGCTCAACAAGCACTTACAACAAAGATATTTTTAATTTTATTTTAGGTGTTTCAGGTAACACAAATATTACAGGTACTACGTTGAATGTTTATGGTTCAATTCCTGAAACAGAATACAATGACTTGTCTGCACAATACACAACTTTGGGTAACGTATTCAGTGTTGATAGTATGAACTTATTGTTTAACGATTTAACAGATTCTGTTAATGACCCTTGGTATTATGCAACTTTCACAAATTATTCTAATAATAGTTACTCAGGTTTTTCTTGGGATTACGCGGTTACGGATTTCACTACAGGTGGAACAGGAAATTTTGACGTAACTTTATCAGGTACTGTTTATTACTACAGTGGAACTGCTTATACAGAGTACAATAACTTAGTTGTTGCAACTCTTCGTTCAAGAGGTATTTCAGTGTATGATGCTAACAATCATGGTCCTGTTTATCAAGTAACAGGATTGACTGACTTGGATATGATTTGTACCGGAGCGTATTCGGGTGTTACAAATAGTCCATTCTCAACCTTCCTATTAAGTGGTGTTACTTATGAAAATAAAACATTCCAATTTGAAACTTCATTTGGTAGTGTTGATGCAAATTACATCACAAAGGTTCTTGGTATTACTAACTTCTCAAAATCAAGAACTGAGGTTCCTATTTATGTTGAAGAGTCATATCCAGGTTTATTAAATTATGCATATAACAAAGGATTTATTAAAGGATTAAACTGTGATTTGATTGCTTTACCTGAAGCTAGGGATAAAAATTCAACAACTTCTATTGCTTGGTTCTTGGACCAATATCAAACACCAAAGACTCCATTTGTTGTATCTGAGTTAAGAGGTAACAAGGTTTATAACTTATTTAGATTTGCATCAATTTCAGATGGTGGTTCTGCAAACACAGAAGTTAAAATTTCAATCGCTAACATTTCATTCTCAAATCAAACTTTTGATGTTTTAGTTAGAGATTTCTTTGACACAGATGCAAATCCTGTTGTTTATGAAAAATACACAAACTGTACTATGGACCCAGGTTCTAACAGTTTTGTTGCTAAAAAGATTGGTTCTGCTAATGGTGAGTTTCCGTTAGTATCTGCTTACATCATGATTGAACTTTCTGATGAAGCACCAATAGACGCATTACCTTGTGGTTTCCGTGGATTTGAAGAAAGAGTTTACGATAGTGTATCAAACCCTTCACCATTCCCTGTAATCAAAAACAAGTACTTCTTCCCAGGTGAAACAATCTTTGACCCCCCATTTGGAAGTACATACGGTGGAGCAAACATCGTGTCTTCAAGTGGTGACGTTGTAAGAAGAACTTACCTTGGTATGTCTTCACAATTTGGGGTTGACTCTGACTTATTACAATACAAAGGTAAACAAAACCCTGTAGTAGGTTGGGATACTGCAACTGAATCAGCACCATGGAACTACCAAACTCAAGGTTTCCACATGGACTCAGGAGCGACTGTTGTTACTATTAGTAACTTTGAAGTAACAAGTGGTACACCAGCGTTTGTTTGTGGTATTGCAAGTTTTGATGGTGAACCAACAACTCAAGATAATCCATATTACTTCTTATACTCAAGAAAATATACATTCTGCTTCCAAGGTGGATTTGACGGATGGGATATCTACAGAGAGTTTAGAACAAACCAAGACAGATTTATGTTGGGTGCATCAGGATACTTACAAGGTTCTACACCTACTCAAAGATATCCGACAGCATCTGGTGACGGTACGTTCAAGAGAATCGTTGTGGCGAACAATACACAAGATTTTGCAAACACCGACTACTACGCTTACTTACTTGGTATCTTGTCATTCAATAACCCTGAATCAACAAACATCAACGTATTTGCAACTTCAAGTATTGATTACGTTAACAACTCTAACTTGTGTGAAACTGCAATTGGTATGGTTGAAAATGAAAGAGCTGACTCGGTTTACATCGTGACAACTCCTGACTACAACATGTACACTTCAGACGGTGGTTCTCAATACGAAATTATCTACCCACAAGAATCGGTTGACAATTTGGATGATACAGGTATTGATTCATCATACACAGCAACTTACTACCCATGGATTTTGGAAAGAGATACTGTTAACAACACTCAAATATACTTACCACCAACAGGTCAAGTTTGTAGAAACTTAGCGTTGACTGACAACATTTCATTCCCATGGTTCGCATCGGCGGGTTACACAAGAGGTCTTGTTAACTCAGTTAAGGCAAGATTGAAACTTACACAAGAAGATAGAGACACCTTGTATCAAGGTCGTATTAACCCAATCGCAACCTTCTCTGATGTTGGAACCGTAATTTGGGGTAACAAAACTCTTCAAGTTAAAGATTCGGCTCTTAACAGATTGAACGTAAGAAGATTGTTGTTACAAGCTCGTAAATTGATTTCAGCGGTGGCAGTTAGATTGTTGTTTGAACAAAATGACGAAATCGTAAGACAACAGTTCTTGGATTCGGTTAACCCTATCCTTGACGCAATCAGAAGAGACAGAGGTCTTTATGACTTCCGTGTAACAGTAAGTTCTTCACCTGAAGATTTGGATAGAAACACATTAACAGGTAAAATTTACTTAAAACCTACGAAAGCACTTGAATTCATTGATATTGAATTCTTCATCACTCCAAGTGGAGCTTCGTTTGAAAATATCTAATAAAAAACAAAGTGGGGTTTCGGCCCCACTTTTTAGCCGTTTATAAATAATGAATAGAATTAAAGAAGGTTTTGAAGGTAAGGCACCAGATTTAAAATACTATGCCTTTGATTGGGATGACAACATCGTTCACATGCCAACCAAGATAGTTTTGGAAGACACTTCAGGTGACGAGGTGGAAATGTCAACTGAAGACTTTGCAACTTTTAGAGACAGAATTGGGAATGAACCATTTGATTATATGGGTAGAACAATCAAAGGTTATGCTGAAAAACCATTTAGAAATTTTAAAGTGGAGGGTGACAAACAATTTTTGATAGATGCTATGAGGGCAAAACCAGGTCCGGCTTGGGATGATTTTAAAGAGGCAATCAATAACGGTTCCATTTTTGCGATAATCACTGCGAGGGGTCACAACCCAAAAACCATCAAAGAGGGTGTATACAATTACATCATTAACAACTATGAGGGTATTGATAAAAAAGAGTTATTAAAAAACTTAAAAAAATATCGTGATTTTGTGGGTGAAGAAGAAATGACGGATGAAGAATTAATTCGTTCTTACTTAGAACTCAACAAATATAATCCGGTAAGTTTCGGTGAGGGTTCCGCGGCAAACCCTGAAGAACTTAAAGTAACGGCTATGGA